GCCCACTGCTGTCTGCACCCCTGAATCTGCCAGAAGGTGGGCATATAGTGCTCTTCTCGGTTCAGTCATAGGCCCAACCTCCGTTTCAGCTCGGCTTCAAACGCGTCATATGCTTCGCCGGTTTTTGCATCGAATGCAGGCCTCATAAATGGATGAGGAGGGACGTCGCCGACCTTTTTCCCGGCCACCACGATCGCGTGGCCGTCCTCGACGAGTCGCCCATACCAGGCCTTCTCGCCAGGACCTATGTGGATATCTACCCGGCTCTTGGTCTGCTTCTTGACCTCCTTCTCGATGTTTTCAGCAAGTGTCCCGGCTTTCCGAGGTGCCGTAGTCTCGATTTCAGCGCGGATGACTTCAGCCCCGGCAAGAGCGCACTCGCGCATGTGCTCCCTGGCAACCTCTTCAGCAAGCATTTGCAGCTTCCGAGCAAGCTTATCTCCGCCCTCGACCTTCATGCGCACCCTCATGATTGCCTCACCGCCCGGAGCTTGATCCACATGCCGTCATCCTTGAGGTGGTCGATCTGTTTAATGTCGTAGATATCGCCTGCTCCGCCCTCGACCTTATAGACTAGCCTGTGAGTGTCTGTTTTCAGCTCGTCGAGAAATGCCACATAGCGAATGCCGAACTCAATGGTCTGCTCCTGTCCGACAGCCAGAGCCGCGTAGTAATCGCGCCCCCAGAGACTGCTTCTCTCAGCCCAGACGGTCTTCCAGTCGACCCAAGAGGTTGTGATGTCGCCGCCTGCGTCTTTCGTTGTCTCTTTCCGCTGGATCACGATCTTGCGCCTGCGGACTCTGCCGAGGTCGCGCATGACTTCAGCCTTAGACTTCATCGGGCACCACCTCATCAGCCATGGCCTTTATGCCTTCCTGGAGCTGTAGCCGCAGGATCTCCTTGCTGTAGTTCTCCTCGAAATACTCCGATGCGTTATTGTAGACGTACCGGCAATAGTCCAGCAGCAAGGCCTTGGGCTGTCCGTCGGTCTCATAATCCAGCTCCGCGCCTGTCAGATCATTGAGATACGCCTGCCCTCGGTCGATGATCCCTTGGATGTGAGAGTCCTCATCGTTCCAAGCGATTTTTAGATAGTTTTTGACTGCTTGCAGCATGGCGTATCACCTGCCTTTCAAACAACGTAAGCCCCACCAAGTAGATGGGGCTTACACGCATTGGTCGTTTGGTCGTCCTATTCGCTCTTGGTCACAGTGACAGTGTAGGTCTCACTCTCGGTGCCGCTCGTCACAGTGATCTCGACGGTGTTCTCGCCAACATCCCATGTCGCAGACGTGCCGTTTTCGTGATCGGCATCGTTGACCTTGATGGCGATGGTGGCTTCCCCGTCCTTGGCAACCGCAGTGATCTTGTTGGTCGCGTCAGTGGTGGTGGCTGTGTAGACCATCACCGACTTGTTGAACGCCGGCACCAGATCCAAGCTGCCAATCGTCAGGCTCGCCAGCCGTGCGTCGTAGACAGGGTACACGCTCAGCGGGTCGTTGGTGACCGCGACGTCACCAGCCACGCTCAACGGGTCGTTGGTGATATGCACGTCAGGCACCGCAGGCACCAAGTTCTCGATGTCGAGCACGAGGAACGAGGTGTTGTCCATCGGGCGGCCGGTGCCGTAGAGTTTGATGAGGTATGTCCGCTCATCCTCGAGGAAGCGATACTCGTCGCTATACTCGATGCGCCCGCCCTTGCCGGTGCCCATAGCCATGATGTAGCGCTTGGCTAGGCCGAGGATGGCCTTGCCTTGCTCCACATAGGCACTCTGCACGATCTTGGTCGGCAGAGGCAAAATGTCACGCACCCACGATCCGTCAGGCCTCTGGAAAGCGGTCGCCGGCATCACCTTGTTGAAGTAGTCCACTGGATTGACCACCATCAGCAACTGTGTCACCGTGCGGTTGAGCAGATTTGGGCCCACCGCGAGCCGCGACGCCAGGGCGCCGTAGGCAGCCGGAGTGAACTGTGTCACCGGGATCGGTGCCTTTGGTGCGTACCCGGTGGCGTTGTCAAACGCCGTTAGGTCGCGATCCATGCCCACAGGCTCATAGATTCGGTCATCAGGGTTCATGGCTGCCTCGGCCAGTCCACGCCCACTGATGATACCCTGCTCCAGCCCATTGGCGATTGCCTCTGCCAGGATGGTGCGCACGTAGCGGTCGAGCCACGCCGGGCCGAGGTCGAGCATTGCCTTGCAGACCGGCACGAAGGCGCTCAACTTGGTTTGCTCGAGGTTCAGGTAGTTGAACTGAGCTGCCAACTGATTTTTGATCTTGCCGCACAGCGGCCCCCACCACGCCAGGTGGCGGCCCTCCATGGTGGAGTAAAGCCACTTGATCAGCGCAGCTGCGTTCTCGAACCTGATCTCCGACAGGAGCGGGTGCTCCTCAGTGATGTCGTCGAATACAGTGTTGACAACCGTTTCGGGCAGCACCGCATCGAAACCGCTGAGCGCCTGCTTCGGGTTGTCAGACCTCATGGCCTCGATGAGCTTCTGGTAGTATTCCTTCTCCCCAGAGGTCAGGACGCGCACCCCGCGCCCGACAAGGACCTGGTTGTCCGATGCTGCTACAAGGCCTTTGGCTTCAGCCAACACGGCCTCCTGCAGCATGTCGGTGTACTCGATAAAGGCCTTCGAAAAGGCCTCCTCGTTGCCATCTTTCATGGCCTGGTTGATCTTCGCAACAATCTCATTCTTCTGCTTTACCAGCAGATCCATGTTCTTCACGGTTAATCCCCCTCCGCGGCAAAGAGTGCCGCCATTAGATTTTTAGGCTTGTTGTCCTCCGGTTCGGGTTCTGGCTCAGGCTCCGGGGCCGGTTCCGGCTGGGGCTCGGGTTCTGGCACAGGTTCCGGTGCCACGTCAGGCTCCTTGGCTGCTTGCCGGTGCGTCAGCACCAACTCAACCAATCGCCTCTGGTAGCTCTGGTTAGCCTTTTTGCCCGAGGCTCCATCCACTACGGCCGTCGCAAACCCCATCTCAAGCGCGTCGGCTGACGCTATCCAGGTTTCAGCATCCATCATCGCCTTTAGTTCGTCCTCGGTGATACTAACGTGGTTCATGTACGCGTTGATGGTAGCCTGGTTGATGGTTTCTAAGTCGTCTGCGTCTTTCCGCAGGGCGTTCTGATCCCCGGCGGTTAGCAACCATGCATTGTGGATCATCAACAAGGACGCGTTGGACATGATCCGCTCGTCGCCGGCCATAAATACCACACTTGCCGCCGAGCAGGCAAAGCCGTCACAATACGTCTTGACTTTTGCTTTGTGCCGCCGCAGTTGGTTGTAAATCGCCAGTCCCTCGGCGACTTCACCACCGTAGGAGTTTATATAGACATTAATTGTGTCAACGTCTAGCCCCTCAATCTCTTTGGCCAGCGTGTAGCTCGACACATCGCTTTCAAACCACTCCCACGACACAATGTCGCCGAAAATGTAAATCAACGCTTCCTTGTCCTTCACGGCTAATGCGTAATATTTCTTAATCCTCACCACCCCCTTCAAATGCTACTTCAATCGGCTCGTAGTTGCGTGTCATCCACCGCGCCCGGCTCCACTCGGTGTTAAGCGGCTCCATACCCATGGCCATCAAGCAGTCATCAATGCTATAGGCGCCGCACCTGATCAGCACGTCTAGAGCATTGGCAATGTCTTTGATGTCAACAGCCCTGATATGGCTAGTGTCAAGCGTCATATATGTGCGTTCTAGGTAAGCTCTCTTGCCATACATCTTGCGGTTGATCTCGTCCGTTAGCAGCTCGGCCAACGGGTTAACACAGAACGTCAGGAAGTTGTTGACCGCCTTGTCAGTGTCGGCCACGTTGCCTTTGAGGAGCTGCGGTGGCACCTGGAAGGCGATTGCAACAAAGTCGAATATGTCGTCGATAAATGCCCGGATATCACGGCCTTCGATGCTTCCCTTCGTGCCAGCCCTCTCGCCAAAAGCTTCGGTGTAGGTCATGCCGTTGGTCAGCGGTATAACGGCGTCGCCATCGGCGGAGAAAAAGCGTTTGAACCGTTTTTCCAGCAGCTCTTTTAGGTCATTCTGAGCGTCATCTGTTTGTGGATAATTAGTTGGCACAGTCAATGCCCCGCGCCTGGTCGCATTCTTTTTGTAGTGATTCTGGCTTGCCGCTATCAACTTGGCATAAGACCGATACAGCCCGTCAATGACATCCTTGATCCGCTCGTTATGCAGCTCAAAGTAGAATACTTGAGACTCGGCAAACCGGTCTCTGAGCGGATAGTCGTCAATCACCACGTCGGTGTATGCGTGCTCCTTGAAGGCATACTTGGTTCGCTGGAATGAATCAGCAACGTAGAAATAGCCCCTTTCCTGTATCACCAGGCACTCGTTGTCATACACCAAATGATGCACAACCTCGCGCCAAAACTTCGACGCGTTCCGATTCGGCGAAGGCTCCACATTGAGGAGGTAGTAGTTGTCTTTCCTTGTTTCCTTGCCCTGCTCGAACGTCCTAAACTCACTGCGCGCCACGGTGTTGGCTATCAGGTTCACGCAGGCCTGGACCGCAAGCTCCTTAAAATACACCTCGGTGGCAAGCTCCCCGATGATGGCATCAAGAGGCAGCGTCTTTGTGTCCTTGTTAAACCAGCTTAGAAATGTGTCCCATAGGCTCAAGCACTCACCCCCCTCAATAGGTGTATACATCCAGCATCGGGACGTAATCCCGTGCTTCCGGAAGCTCGCCGTCCTTGCTCAGCGCGTGTATTAAAGCAAAAAACC